ATCTTATCATAATGATGGGAGCAGAATAATAGCTCACCTGTTATACCCTTGATTTTTATGTAAGCTTGAGCACCACAAGAATCACAACGATGCATTGCAGTTAGCTGCCACTCTTTGCTTGCTTTATCTATAACCAAAACTACTTATCCGTTCTATAGAAACCAGGGCCATTAAAAGTAATCGCTCCTATAGAGTATACCTTATTTAGATCATTTTGGCAAGTCTTGCACTTGTATCCAGGATCTTCCTCTGTCATAGCCCTATTAATTGTAATAGTAATATCACAATTAGAACATCTATATTCGTATGTAGCCATTGTTATCCTTCTATAATATTATACCAAATAAAACATATGGACAGTTTTACAGCGTGTCCAGGCTGTTTCCTAAGGTAGCTTCCTTTTGGAAATTTATTTAATTGTAAGAGTTTTTGGCTTTTTTTCTTCTGGAATTTCTCTTTTAATTTTAATTAAAAGCATACCATCAACTAGATTTAGACCATCTGTGAGCATATGCTCAGCTAAAGAAAAGGTTCTTGTAAACTTTCTACCAGCGATACCTTTATGTAGATATTCATCATTTGTTTCAGGAAGTTCTCCAACTACTGTCACACAGCAATCTTCTTCTGTAACAGTTAGATTTGACTTATTGTAGCCAGCAACTGCCAACTCAATGATAAAATTATCACTATCTACTTTTCTGACGTTGTATGGAGGAAAACTCGTTGAGTTTGTCTTTGCTAGGGTTTCTAGCTTTGGGAAAAATGTATCCCAACCAATCATATATGGGTTATTTGCCCACGCATTTAGATTATTCATATTTTTGCTCCTTTTAAGCGAGTTATTTTTTGCTCCCCTGATGGGCAAGCAAATCTATTATAACATATTCAGTGCTCCCTGTCAGAATCGAACTGACGACATTCGCAATATCAGGGCGAGCTCTACCACTAAGCTAAAGGAGCGTGTATTAAATTATACTGCATTAAGGTGGGGTGTGTAGGGCTCGAACCTACGACTGGCAGATTATGAGTCTGCTGCTCTAACCAACTGAGCTAACACCCCTACTGGTTTACTTAATACCAGCCTTTCTTCTTAAATGACTTCCAGGCACCACAGGGAGTGTCGTAACGCCCCTGTATGTACTCTAGACCCCATTTAATCTGGGTGTGTGGATTAGTTTCCCAATCAGATCCAGAACTTGCCATTTTCTTTCCTGGGAGTGCCTGTGGGATTCCATAAGCACTTGAGTTTGGGTTATCAGCAGTATGCTTCCATCCACTTTCTCTTTCCCATAAAGAGACCAAGCATTGAAATTGATCTTCTTTCCATCCATATGTTTCTGCCATAAATGACTGAGCAAAAGCTTTATTGGATTCAATGTTAGAGTTTGTTTTTCTAACATTGCTTCTACTAGCTCTTTCAGCTTTTATGGGGTTGCTTTGTATAGCAGTCTCTGGCATAATTAAATCCAGTTTTGTTTTTTGCGGTGCATTAGCACTGGTTTGGTATTGGCTAACTGGTAGGGGTGTTGCTCGTAAATTTCCATTTACTGTTGCAACAAGAACCGCAGTTAGGGATACCAAAACCAAGGTTCTGATACGCATCATTCTAGTTTAACATATGTAACAATATTTGTCAAATAGGCATAGAAATAGCCCCTGAAAAACTCAAGGGCTAAATCTAAGACTACTTAGCTAGAATTGCAGCAGGATCAATATCCTTACCTGCACTCCATCTAATGTTATCTCTCATTTCAAAGTGAAGGTGAGGACCTGAAGAGTTACCTGTATTACCAGACTCTGCAATGTGCTGTCCCTTTGTTACTTTGTCTCCAGCCTTAACTAGAGCCTTTGAAAGGTGTGCATAGATTACCCAGCCACCCTCAACTTTTTGAACTAGTTGAGTGCCATAGCTGGCACCCCAGGTAGCATTTTCAATCTTGCCATCTGCAACAGCAACAATGTCTGTTCCTACTTTGCAAGCATAGTCTACTCCTGTGTGGTAACCTTTGCTCCACATTTTTCCAAGCTTCTTGTAAGGTGTTGTAACCTTACCTCCAACAATTGGTGAACCCATATATATCATCCTTTTCAAATTAAACGGGGTAAAAACCCAACTTAATTATACCATTAAAAAAATAATATTACTTTTGCTCCCCAACCTGGACTCGAACCAGGAACATTTAAATTAACAGTTTAACGCTCTGCCAATTGAGCTATTGGGGATTGCGTGGTAGAGATAGGAATCGAACCTACACAGCTAAAGCGTTTGATTTACAGTCAAAGGGGCTCACCACCTGCCCAACTCTACCTTTGGTGCTTTATGCGATCTGGATGGGACTTGAACCCACGACCTCCGCCGTGACAGGGCGGTGCTCTAACCAACTGAGCCACCAGACCATTGGAGCGAATGGAGGGAATCGAACCCTCACCGTCTGCTTGGAAGGCAGAGGCACTACCTTTATGCAACATTCGCAAACTTGTTTGCACACTATTTATTTATTATGTTAAAGTTATTATACTAAGAATTTAATAACTGGAGCACAAGGATCTCCACCCTCATCCCACTCCTGATACTCTTCCTCAGTCATATAAGGATCACCATCGTGAGTATAGCAGAAGGGTTTTGTTACCCACCCTTTTTCTATTCCGATTTCTAGCCATTCCCAGGCCTCATCTACATTAATTGCCATATCTTTTATCATACCCATAAATAAATCATACCACTAAGTGGTAAAAATGTCAACCGTTCCAGAACAAGTTGGTGAAAATTTAATTGCAGTTTTTACTGCAGACTCAACAGCCTGTTCTGGATTTTTAGATGCTATAACAGCAGAAAGATATCCCATAGCATATTCTGCTCCAGAACCAATTGCTATAAAATTTGCGGTATATTCTGTCATAGACATATCTGCAGCATTATGCTCGTATAGCTTATCTTTATACGCAATGATCATAGAGAATTCTGATTCATTATCAGTTGGAAACCACCACTCTTCATAGTATGCACGTAATGCTTTTAAGAATATGGTGTGCATAAATACATCAAGATCTTCTTCAGGGTGTGGCTTTGGTGGATCAAAACTATATGCGACACGTTGACCCTCCATAGTACCTGCAAATGCAAATACATAGTCTCCAACCTTAAAGACTTTTGGTTTTGATAAGTTTAATATCATATGGGCATCTTGATCTGATGCTCCACGATCTCCTGCTACGTATACTTTGCCGTTAGCTTTTACTGCAGCTATGCAGGTCATAAAAAGTCCCCTCCAGAATGGTCACATATAAGTATACACTATCTAGAGGGGACTGTCAAGGGGTTGCCTAATTGTAGTATTTAAGCGTTTTTGTCTACCTTAGCAAAGGCAGCGTTGATTTCTTCTAGTGACAAATTTCCATCTTCTAGGAAAGATCTAGCGAGCTTTTCAATTACTGTTGCTACTCCTAGAATACCTGCCATAAGAACTGCTGAAATTAAATCTATGCCAACTACAGCACCTGCACCTAAAACAGATAGGCTTGATGCTGCGAAGACAGCTAGGATACGCCAAAACACATTCTTCAGTGTGCTAAGTCCTCCTGCTACTGCAACGACTTCTACTTCTTTTTTCATATTTGTATTTCCTTTCTACTTGTTGTTTTCTTTTTCATAACGAAAAATTGGAAAACTAACTGCCCATACTAATAGGGTAATTAATATTAATTTTCCTGTGAGAGTTTTTGCGGAACCCTCAAGAACTAGCCAAGCAATGACCATTCCAAGCAATGTCCAGGATTGCTCTAGAAGGTCTTTGACTAATGCTGCTAAAAATTTCATTTTATGCTCCATTTCTTAGGTTTACTGTTGTTGCTATACCGCTTAAAGAAATTGCTGATAGTGCTACTTGCACTGCAACAACTGCTGTAACGACTATTTTTTCTGACTGCTCTCTAACCTGAGGACTCATATCTGCCCCCACATTTCCCAAAAAGTTAATGAGTTCTGTTGTACCACCAAGGATATCTCCAAGAAGTGGAATAGCTGCTAGAGATTCATTCAAAATAATATCATCTGCTTGAGCTACTAGAAATAGAGTTTCAAGAGCTTGTTGATATTCTTCAGACCCTGGCTCTGCTGTTTCAAAAACTTCCAAGGCTGCCTCAGTCAAAGCATCTAGCTGCTCAACTGTTAGATCTGTAGCCACAATCTCTTCTAGGTCTATCTGCATTAGCTCGTCAACAGATAATTCGTTTGGTATATTTTCTGCAGAAGAAATTGGTTCCTCTTCAGAAGTTTCTGTAGTAGTAGGGGGATCTGTTTCTTCTGTGCTAGGTAAAGGTTCTGGGGAAGGGGTAGGCTCCAGTGTCTCTTCTGGTGTTGGTGCAACAGTTTCTTCTGTTAGTTCTGGAGTTGGATCTACTATTGATGTAGGCTCTGGAGTTGGGTCAACACTTGGATCTGGAATAGGTGTTGGCTCAGCACTTGGCGTTGGTTCTGGAGTTGGTGTTGGCTCCATTGTTTGGGTTGGAATAGGTGTTGGCTCTGGAGTAACGCTTGGTGTTGGTTCTAGAGTTGGCTCTGGTGTTAAGCTTTCACTTGGTTCTGGAGTAGGGGTTAATGTTGGTTCTGGTGTGGGTTCCACAGGACATATTTGATTCCACAAAACTACAGACTCATCCCAACAAATAATATTAGGTGGGGTTGGAGGACACTGAGCGTTCCAGTTAACTGAGCTACCATCCCAGCACTCAATTGGTGGTGGCTGCTGTGGGCAGGTTTGGCTCCAAGCAATCCAAGTACCATCCCAACATTGTGTGTCAGGTGGAATTGGGGGACAAGTTTCGTTGTAAGCAACAGTTGATCCATCCCAGCATTGGCCAGGTGGTGGTTCTGCAGGACAGGTTCCAGACATTGGAATAATTGTTCCATCCCAACAAGTTTGCATTTCTACTGGAACTCCACCATTAATTGTAAAAGCTTCTGATATAGTAACAACATCTTGTCCAGGTGCAAACCTGATACCTCTTCTAAGATCTGCTGGAAGCCAACCAGTAGTTTCAATAATTCCAGACCAAGAGGGAAGTCTTGAGGTATCAACAGTTAGTTTGATGGTTGTAATGTTTCCAGTATTTTGGGGAAAAGGTCTTACCTTCCACTCTACACAAAATCCTGTATTTGTTGAACCATAGCTTAAGCTAGTACCCTCACCAAATGTTACCCAGTCATAGCCAGCCAAGGATATGGATGGGGTATTAGGGTATGAACTAAAATTAGCGTCAGGAGTACCAAAAGTAAGAGTTCCATTAGTAGTTACATAAGTAGTGTCGTATGTCACATCTCCAAGATTTAAAGGGTTTGTCAGATCCATTTGATGAGCAGTATCATCTTCTCCTGTCCAAGAGTAAGTATTGCAAGGCTGTTCAGCTATAACCGCATTGGTCGTAGGTGAAATAAATATTAAAGGAACAAGTGACAACATAAAAACTGTTGCTAAGCGTAATATTTTTTTAATTTTGGGGTCTCCTTGTTAGTTGGGATAAGACTAACAAGATAATTATATCATAGGATTATAATAAAAAAGAGACACCGAATAGATGTCTCTTTAATATTTTTTAAATAAATAAATTTATTTTTTTGCTCTTTTATCTGGAACTTTAATTTCACAGTAGTCTGTTGTACAATAACTTTCGCCAACGGCTTCTAAGTTTTCTACACCATCATAGATTGCAGAAAAATCAATCTTAGAAATGCGACCAATGTAGTAATCGTATTCTTCTTCTGTAATTTCTGTGTATGGTTGTTGAGGGTATACTTGATTTCCCATTGGAAGGAATGATACTGCCTTTAGCTTACCCTCGTACATATTAAGAACAGATGCTACGTGTTGCTTTTCTGATTCTTTATCAAATGATAAGGTAACTGAGACACCATTATCTGACCAATATTCTTGAGCTGTGGCTGCAAGGGACATCTTTTCAAATAGGGTAACCTGTTTTTCACTACGCTTCTGACCAGACTTAATTGGGAAGTATACTACTGTAGTGTTTGCTGACACTAGGTCGTCTTCACACTTATACCCTGCTGCTTTGAACAAGTGTAGCATTGGATCTGTGTTGCCAAAACGAATAGCACGTAGATAGAATGCTCCACCTGGTCCCCAGTGAACTCCAGGAGTTGCTCCAGAAAGCAATGACACTGAACCTGATGGCTTTACTGTGGTTACACGAATTGATTCACGAACACATAGCCATTCTGAGTACTTCTTGTCATAGAAACGAATCTTATTGTATCCTTCATCCATCCAATTACGAACAGTTGGCAAACCGTTCTCATCAGCAAATGATGCAATACCAGTAAGTGATGTTCCAATACGGCGATTACGTTGCATAATTCCATTAGTCTGCTGCCAGTGAGTTGGAAGCAAGGTTACAGTCTTTCCATATAAATATGCAAACTTTAGTGTACGCAAGAAATCTTCTTTTGAATCGTGACGATTTAGATGTACCTCAACTAATGTACAAAGTTCATATGACTCAAGTGGTTGTTCTGCACAAGGATTAAAGCCAACTACACGATAATCTGCACCATCAGGCTGGTCTGCTAAACGACCATAATTTCGAGCAACGTCTAGCCAAATAAATCCTGGCTCACCATTGTCTGCAATTCGATCTACATATTTTGAGTAATCCATACCAACGTTAGCTGAGATAGAGTTGTTACTCATCCAAGCCCAACCTGGATTTTCTGGGTCATAGCTGTTACGTTCTGGGAACGCTTCTACATTCTTTAAATTTAAGAAGGCATCATCATCTTCTAATCCTAATGCAAGGGTTGCGGAACGGCGAACGTTTCCAGAAACAACACAAGTACCAATTAAGTTTACGATATCTACAATTGCACGAGAGTCTAGTGTTTCTCCAGCACGACTTCCAATCACCTTACGGATTTGATTATGAAGTTGTTGTAGTGGTTCTGGACCTGATGCAGTTCCACCAAACCCCTTAATTGGTGATCCCAAAGGCCTAATTACAGAATAATCAAATTCTTGAACACTTTGATTTGATCTTAAGAATGAGTTAATCAGTAGTCTTGTTGACTCTACCCACCCCTCACGAGTATCTGGAATTTCATAAACAACCGCTGGTTCTGCTGGTTCAGAAATTGGAAGATTTTTATCTTGACCAAGAGTATCAAAGCCAACACCAATGCCAAGCATCAGGGCATCCATAACCCAAGCAAACAACGCACCTGGATCGTTCTTATCTATGTCTTTTGTAGAAACTGCTGCACAGTTTTGTAGAGCAGCAGAGTTACGCTTTTCCATTGTTAGAGCAGTTCCAAATGTCCACAGCCCACGTCCTGGAGGTGTCCACTTTAAATTAAACATACGGTCAAAAGCTTCTTTGGCTGAGGCCTGAGCTTTGTGATCATTCCAAGGAAGACGGTTATCTTTTGCATAGTTTTTCTGTACAGAATACATTCCCTCAATAACTCTACGGCAAACCTCATACCAGCGTTCTTTAGATCCATCATCTTTGATGCGTGAGTACGTTCTAGCAAAAGTAATTTCTCCAATGGAGTTTTCTCCTGCATCTTTAAAACCAAATGGTGCCTCTAAAGTAGAGTATTTTTCAACGAAATCTACTGGAAGCCTGAATGAGAAAAAATCTGACATTTATATACGACCTTTCAAAAAGTATAATAAGTGTAAATTATAGCACAGTGTTTATAAAAAAACAAAACGCTATCTATATTTGTAGTTTAGAGTTTTAAAAAATACAAAACTGTTACTGGTGTGACTAAAGTAAATTAAAGTCACTTAAATAATCACGAACATCATCAGGAATTTCTTTCCTAGTGTGATCATCTAGAATTCTTTGTTCTTCAATTTCTTTCTTAGATTGTGACCAAGTATGGACCTCAACCTCAAGATTTAGATCTTTTGGTGTGTGAGATATAGCACCAAATACAGCACCACAAACAGCATCAGCTAAGTCTTTAGAAAGTTTTCTAGGGTGGTCCACCTTATTACCCTTCATAATCTTAAGCTCTGTTAGTTCTTCAAACAACAAATCAATAGCAGGCATAATCAATCTTTCTTCGTAAACTAGCATAGCCATATCTTCATAATGTTTTTTGGCAACAGAAACTGTTTCAGTTCTAATACCAACCTGCTTTAGCTCATTCTGAATATCAAAAGATTGCCAACGGTCAAACGACACCATCCCAAGATTTAAACCCTGTCTGCGTAATCCCTGAATCCATTGCTTTACTTCTGATAGGTTTACTGGACCTTCTTTTTTAGGTTCCCACCAAACCACTGCATCTACAACTACAATTGGCATAACCTGTGCATAGTCTTTTACTACTTGAACATTTACCCACTTGTCAACGTGTGCAATTGCTACTGCACACTTGTCGTGTTTTTGTGCAAGGTCAGCGTGTACGTAATAAAATTTATCTGGATCTGGCTTGAATGTTTCATCTAATGACTTATTGGAATCAACAGGATTACGAATGCTCATACAGGCTCTAATCTTATCTACCTGCTTAAAAAATGCATCAGATGAGTAGGTTGGTACACAAGCAAAGCGTTGCATTGCATCGCCAAGGTCAGTGTAAAAGGCAAGCTTGAAGTCATCAATTTTACGAGTAGGGTTTACAACCCAAGTAGGACGTTTAATAGCAAACATTCCAGGGAACTTATAATTAAGAATAACATCTTCGTCCCACTCAATCTCAAATGAGTTGCCTTCTGCATCTTCTGGTAAGTCTGGATTCATAATAAACTTATGTGTCTTGTGTATCACGTCTTTATCAGCAATTACTGCATCATACCTTTGTGATATAAAGTCTCCTGGAAAACGAGGGAATGAAAGCAGTGCAACCTTTCCAAGGTCTGGGAAACGAGAATCTACAGATGCACGGAAAGCTTTATAAATATTGTCTGCAGTTTTTCCTTGATCGTTTCCTGTTCCAATTTCCTGTGCAAAACCAGAGATCTCATCAAGTACCGCTAGAATCAAGTTCAAACCTTCGTGTGATTCTCGCTCTGAGTGACCTGAATACACAGTAATAGATTTATTAAATTCAATACTTTCTGCTTTGGAGTAGAACTTACCAGCGAACCATTCAGAGTTCTCAATCTTGTTCTTGAAGCCTTTAAAGAACACATTCTTAGCCTGCTGTGCGTTGATAGCCACGTTGATAATATCAATAGCGTCTCCAGTAGGTTTGCCAAAATAACGAGCTGGTTCTTTTAAGCATAATAATTTATATACAATGTATGAGCAAGCAACTGTAGAGGTAAAGTCTTTTCCTGAACCCTTGCCTAGCTGTAGGATTACTTCATTTTTTGTATATTTTTTGTAATATTTTTCACCCTCAACTGCCCCCATAATATCCATAAGATCTTCTTTCTTATAGATTTGACTCATTGCTTCTACAATGTCATATTGAATTTCAGAAAGTGGTGGTTGATTTAAGTATTGCTCACCCTCAACAAAAGTCTTAGCATCAACTGGTATCTCTGCAAAGTTATCGTTTTTTAATACTTCTAAAAAATCATCAAACATAACTATTCACCTTGCTGTTCGTGAATCACAGTAATGGTTTCACCTTTTTTGGCAACTTGAGAAAGTCTACGCATAATTTCATCACGAACTTCTGGATACTCAGAGGCAATGTCACGAAGGATTCCTTTTAAGACTTCTTGATTTCTTTCTATTTGAACCATTTCTTCAGCAAGCTCTTGGTTCTCAAGTAGCCCTGCTTTTTGTAACATCTCAATACGGGTCTTTTCAATATCCATAACTAATTTAATAGATGCATTCTTAGCACCTAAATTTGCTGTAGTAGTTGCATCATCCATAACTTCATATGCTTTTTGAATAAGCTTATTATAATGAGTATCTGCTCCTGCCAGGGCTTCTTTAGCACGAGCACGGATTGCAGCATTGTCAGATGCAAAAACTTTCCACTCGTCAATCAAAGATACGACTCTTGTACGAGTCATTGATAACTCTTTTGAAATCTGAGTGGGGTCATTACCCTGTAGATATTTTTCTACAACCTTGTTTACTTCGTCTAAATGCTTGACTAAATCTTCTTCAGCAGACATTACTTCTTTACTCTTTTCTTTGGCACACGTTTAATTCTATCACAATCAAAGCTTCTATATGGCCCAGTTGTTCCACGATATAGCTCAAAACAGTCTATCCAATTGCGTCCAGAACCTAAGTTTTCAACAAAGTACATAAACCTAAACACTGTTCCGTATTCACCAGAAACCTTAATCAGGTCTCCTTGTTGAATTACCTTGCCATCTGGAAGAGTAAACTTTTCTGTTTTTTTCATATTAGACATTACTTTGACTCTAGTCTCTTAATCTCATCATTAATATAGAATATGGCTTTTTTAAGATCTTCTATATGTCTACCCTCATCTTTAAGCCCTGCTCTCCAAAGGTACTTAATAGCATTACCAATATTAAAATTACGATGACGTGTAATTGATAGACACTCTACACCACTTGGATCTGATGTGTAGTGTTCTGGATGATTTACCTGATCAACACTTACTGTTAACTCACTGCTCATTAGTTTCCCTTACCCCTAACCTTTTTAAACATTTTTGACAACCAGTATAGGTCTTGCCAGTATATGGACAAGAAGCTTCATAGGATACTTCGTGCTTACAGTTTATCGCTTCAAGCTTTTTCTTAAAGACATTTACAAAATGTGAAATCATCTTTTTGACTTTCTTAATCCAAACTTAGCAAGATAAACATATATGGTTTCTACACTAGCTCCGCACTCTTTAGCAATCTCTTCTGGAGACTTCTTGTCAAAACGATATCTTTTTGTAAGCCAGTTTTCATTAGTATATAACTTTGCCATTACCTTGTCAACTTTCCCCAATTTTTCATAGCGTAATATCCAATTCCAATTGCATCAGCGATGTCATTATCTGATACTTTCTTATCGTATTGGATATTAATAAAATTAATTGTCTTTTGTTTTCTTTGTTCTCTAACATAAGTCTTAACCCAAGAATCACTCTTATCAGGATTATCGGATTTAATCTTAAGCAGTTCTTCCTTGCTTGGTCTTTTATTACCAATAAAGTTTTGCCAGGTAATTGGTGCTACTGATCTAACCGTCTTTACTCCAGCTGCCCCAAGAATAGCACCCTGTACTAATGCCAGGTCTGCAGCAGTCTTTGGACTATTCATAAATACAGTATGCTCAATGACTATAGCATCAATGTCAACATATGAGTCAAAGTATGATCTTAACTTTCTTGCTGCATCAACAACCTTATCATAGGCTGTTATACCAACAAATTTAATTTTTCCATACTGGATCAATTCTTCATTTGCAAAGACAGCAAAAGCAAGACTATTTGTACTTGCATCAATAGACATAAACGTTGCAGGCTTTGACTCACTAAGTATTGTTTTCATAGTCGTGCATCATCACCCTAATTTGTTTTATCTTTCTGTTTACTTCTTTTTCATTGATATAACAATTGTCACACCATTTGTGATCGTTGTAAATTGATAACCTAGTTCCACACTTACCAAGACACAACCTATCTTTCTTTTGACGTTTTTGACGTTTTACCTGTTTGTGTCTTTCAGTAATTTTTTCTTTTGTTGCTTCTTCACGACAAGATGAATTGCAGTAAACTTGATAGCTTACGGCAGGTGAAAAATAGTTATTACACCAATCACATTGTTTCACTCAAAGCCTCCAGAGATGCGATCTTTATAGATCCAGTCCCTGCTTCCACGCACGCCTTTTTTACTGGACAAGTCTTACAGATTCTAGAATTAGATCTGTAATTTTTTGTTGGCAATGTTTGTTTAAACCAAGCATCACGAACGTCTCTCATCCACTGGAATGCATTATCTACCCACTGTCTATAATAATCATTTACTTCAACAGGAATCACAAGCAAGTCGTGATTGTTTTTGTTTTCATAAATAAGAACTGCTCTTGCCTTCTTTAATATTTTCATATAGATAAGAAGTTGGATTAGGTGACCAGCCTTTGGCTTACCACTAATTCTTCGGTATTCAAAACCTTCATTGGGCATAGTCTTAATTTCACCAAGTAATTCCTCACCCTCCCAATTTACAATAACATCTCCAAATCCAAAAATTGGTGGATCGTTATTAATTATTTTAAATTCTGAATCAACCAGGAAGTTATCAACATTACCCATAGCTTCTTGAATTCTTTCGTGAGACTTGGTTCCTGCTGTCATATTAGCACCACCATAAGCGTCAGCATTGTCTTCAAATACCGCACCATTAAATGCTAGGTACCAGTAACGAGGACACTCTCCGTGAGAGAAAGCAATTGTGCTTGGTGCAAAAGTTTTCTTTTGAGTAAACTTATCAATACGATTTACTGTATAACCAGACCTAATCTTTTCAATTAGGGCATCTTGATCAAGGAAAGATTTCGTATCTGAGATCTTCTTAACCATTACTTCTTGTAAAAAATTCTTAGCCATTATTTTATCTTTTCTGTTGTTCTATCCATTATACACTAGCGTGTAATATATTTCAATGCAGAAACAAGATTGTTTATTGACTCTGCTGCCGTATAATACAAGTTCTTCTTGCCTCTATCTGACTTATCCACATTGGCCATCCAAGTAGCTTTAAAAGCCATCTTTGCAGCAATTGCTTGTAGTCTAACTATTTCGATAGTTGCTACATTAAGCGGTATATCTGGCTTAATAATAATCTTAGCAATAAAGGTTAGTGCCTGTGTTAACTCTTCATCCTGCATATAATCAGCAATGTCCGATAGGCCGTTTACCATCTCAAGCGTTGTTTGTTGCTGTTCCATCATCTTCTCCATTAATTAATTGTTCTAGCAATCCTAGTTCTATTACTGCAAGCCTAGTCTTTGGAGGGCTGACACCAATAACCACCACGATAGCTGGATCATTGTTATTACGAATAGCATCAGTAGTAGCCTTAGCCCAGACATCTTTGTTGAGGGTAAATGATTTACCAACTTCTTTAAAGTCAACTGTGAAGTTTTTCCAGGTTGCATCACCCTTGTGATTCCCTCTGCCTGAGTTCTTATGCTGCTTTGCCTTAATTCTTTTACTTTCACTTGCTTCGCTCATTCTCATAATCCTTTTTAGTTTTTTTCTTACCGCCTAGATTAACTCTAGATATATGTTTACTTGAGCATTGCCAAGTTAGATCTAAAGTATCTTTCCATAAACGAAGTTGATACACTTCTTCTTTACACCTTTGACAAATAAAGGTTCCAGAAAAAGATGTAAAAGCTTTAAGATTCTGATTCTGTTTGTACACCGTTGACCCTGTCTTTAATTAAATCTTGTAGGTCAAGGTCTTCACGTACTCTGGAAACAAAAGATTCTCTACCTTGTAGCTTAGATCCATCTGGAAGGATATACCAAGCACCTGTACGCTCTACAATACCCATCATTTCAGCAGTATCTACAAGATCACCAACAGTATCAATACCAATCATATTTCCTCTGAAATAAAAATCATACTCTCCACTCTGGAATCCTGGTGAAGTTTTTGAGAATTGTAATTCCCAACGGATCTTGCGACCAATCTTTTCCTCAATTAGCTTATCTCCAACCGCAATCTTACCTTTAATAGCCTGGTTATCTGATTCAGAGCTAAACAGTTTAATTACTGTTGATGAATAAAACTTAATTGCTTGTCCACCAGTTGGTTGCTGGCTTGTATACATTGCACTAATATTGTTGCGACTTTGACTAATAAGAATAAACAGGGTTGGCTTTACTTTATTATTAGCATAGTTAAGCATCTTACAAGCATTACTAAAGTCTCTAGACTCTGCACCAATTTGTTTTGTATTTTCTAATTCTTTTAACTCATCAGTACCCTTTTCAAAATAGATAGCAGGTAGTAATGATGTAATAGAATCAACAACAATAAGATCAACTCCTGCTTGCATAAGAGCAGTACCCACATCAACCATTTCATTAATGGTTCTTGCTTGAGAAACAATTAGGTTTTCTGTGTCTACTCCAAGGGACTTAGCCCAATCTTCAGAGTAGGACATTTCAGCATCAATCCAAGCACAAAGCTTTCCTTCTTCCTGTGCCTGACTAATCAGTTGCAAACAAAATGATGACTTGGCAGAAGACTTGCTTCCCCAAATTAATACCTGACGACCATATGGCAGTCCACCATTTAATGCACGGTTTAATCCAAAACTAGGAGTTGCTTGGTGAACTGTCTTGAACCCAACTCCTGTGGTTAGTCGCTTCCTGATCTTTGGATCAAGCAAAGCCAATGCTTCCTCAACTGTTGTCATTAAAATTTTACTCCGTGCTTTTCTGGTCGTGACTTATTGAAGTCAGCCTTATTATTTAGTGCTACGTGCAGATCTGTTTCCACATAACCATTATCTCGCAATCCTTGATATAAGTCAAGTGTGCGGATAATGATGTCAGCCATTTCGTCTGCCACTTCTTTCTTTCCCTTGTCTTTACGAATTGCTTCCATCACTTCAACAGCCTCTGAGACAATCATCATTAATTGTTTTGTAACAAAAATATCATCTACCTCTTTTGGCCAGAATCCTTTTTGTATAGCAGTTTTGTGAATATTCTTTGCCATATCGTCTAGTGTTAAACTAAGCATTATTTTACATCCTCCATAATTGTGGTTCCATCTTTTGTCTTACCAAAAGAAAATTCGTAGCTCTTTCCTTCTTCAATACTCATATATGCTTTAGCAAAAGAGTTTGGAAATACAGTAACTGAGTGAAGGTTTCTATCAGTATCTGATAGCACAAGAGAGGCCATCTTCTTTCCTGCCTTTGTTACTCTTGGCTTAAAGGATACAACAAACATCTTATCTTCTTTAAATGGTAGCTGACGATAACTAAGAATCTTTAATAAACCATTTTCGTGTTTATCAATCTCGTCTGCAGGAACTGCTGTAACAATTCTATTATCACTAGCCAATAAGATATATGTTTTTCCTGGCTCAATAGCTGTTTGTTCTTCATCAAATATTCCAACGGAGCCAGTCTTGTCAAGGATCTCTATACGGCTCCACCCCTTGCCACGCTTGATACTCTTTACCATACCCATAAGAACAAAAGAACCCTTTTCTTCAAAGTCACACACCTCATCCATAAAAGCATAATAATGTTGTGGGACTTGAGTGTTAAACTCTGGTAGGTTTAAGTATTCATATAAGTTTTGACGTATCTCTTCATCATTACGTGGTTGATCAACAAATGTTGCTGCCCCAGTCAAACGAAGTGCTGACAATGCTCTTGAGTTAACTCCTGAACCCTTTGTAAAAGTAAACTCTTCAAGATCTTTATAGTTTTTGAATGGTCTTGCATCAATATACTTATTGGCAATGTTGTCACTAATAAACTTAATAGCACTTAATCCAAACCTGATACCCTTGCCCTCAATCTTAAAGTCAACATCTGAGTCATTGATATGTGGAAGCTTTACAGAAATCCCCATACGCTTAGCCTCAATAAGATATTCGGTACGAGCATCCTTGTCACTTTCATTCTTGAGTAATGAATACATAAATTCTAGTGGGTAATGATACTTTAGCCAGGCTGTCCAGTATGACACTGTTGAGTATGCTACTGCGTGTGACTTATTAAACGAATACCCTGCGTGAGCCTCAAAGTCGTGCCACAGAGCTTCTGCAACCTCTTTAGAAACATAGCGAGTTGCACCTTTAACAAATTGATTCTGGAATTGCTTAAATTCTTTAGCATCTTTTTTCTTACCAATAATCTTACGAACCTTGTCAGCAGTTGCCATTGTCATACCGCCAAGCTCTACACAAGCAAGCATAACCTGTTCCTGGTAAAGAACACAACCATAAGTATCTTCAGTAAATGATTTCATTACCTGATGCTTGTAATCAATATTTTGTTTACCGTGCTTACGAGCAACGTAGTCTTTACCAATAGTATTCATAGCACCTGGACGAACGAGAGCATTGGATGCTGCAAGTTCAGATAGGTTCTTTACACCCATTTTTACGAGTAGATTGGTGTACGGTGTGGCTTCACACTGGAACACACCTTTTGTATATCCGTCTGACAACATACGGTATACGTTTGCATCATCCATATCAATCTTGTGAAGATCAATCTTGGTCCCATCACGTTCTTCAATAATCTTAAGTGTATCTTGAATTACTGATAAAGTTTTAAGTCCAAGAGCATCAATCTTAATTAAACCAATACGCTCTGCTTCAGTCATATCAACAGCAACTACGGGAATACGCTCTTTAGTTCCTGGTGCTGTACGAGTTTCCATTGGAGCAAACTTGAAGATTGGCTGCTTAGATGTAACTACACCTGCAGCGTGAATCCCTGTACCACGAATACGTCCACGAAGTTGTTCACCATAAACTTCAATCTCTGGATATTTTTCACGGAACCATTCAGTCTGCTTTGATCTGCAGTAATCATCCCAAGTATCCACAAGCTTCATAACCTTATTAACATCAACAAGTGGAATCTGAAGTACACGAGCAATATCACGCACTACGCCCTTATCTTTAAATTGCAAGAACGTAGCAATAGAAGCAACGTGACGATACTGACGAACCAAGTAGTCTTTTACTTCTTCACGGCGTGAATCTTGAATGTCTGTATCAATATCTGGGAAGTCGTTACGTTCTGGATTAATAAATCGGAAGAATAGAAGTCCGTGATATATTGGATCAATATCCGTAATTCCAAGTGCATAACAAAGAAGAGATCCTGCTGAAGATCCACGACCTGGACCAACCATAATATCTTCTTTCTTTGCCCAAGCAATCATAGATCTAAC